TAAGCAAGCAAGTAATAGCGGTGCTGAACTAGCACGTGAAAAACTACGTCAAGACTTAGAAAAAGAAATTCAAAAGAACCGTGATGCTATTATGGAGAATCGTCAGCATATCGCTATTTTGGAAGATAGAGCCGGCATGAAGAAAATAGGACCAATGAAGGAACACTAAGATGGCTTATTCCCAGCAAGTGATTGACCATTATGAAAATCCTAGGAATGTCGGATCTTTCGAAAAGACTGATACTGATATTGGTACTGGTATGGTTGGTGCGCCTGCTTGCGGTGACGTAATGAAATTACAGATTAAAGTAAAAGAAGGTATTATAGTAGATGCCAAATTTAAAACCTACGGATGCGGATCCGCCATTGCAAGCTCAAGCCTTGTCACAGAATGGGTCAAAGGAAAAACACTTGACCAAGCGGGAGAGATTACTAATTCAACAATTGCTGAAGAGCTTGCCCTCCCACCGGTTAAAATACATTGTTCAATACTTGCAGAAGATGCAATAAAGGCGGCTATTCATGATTACAATAACAGATGCTGCAAAGTCTAAGATCGTAGACTTATTGCGAGAAGAAAATAACCCCAAAGTTTCGTTAAGAACTTTTGTAGTGGGTGGTGGTTGTTCCGGGTTTAATTACGGATTTACCATGGATGAAGTTATGAATGAAGATGACTTTGAATTTCCTCTAGATGAATTCAGAGTATTAGTTGATGCAGCGAGTATGCAATATTTACAAGATGCAAATATTGATTATAAAGATGAATTTATGAAAAAAGAATTTGTAATTACTAACCCCAACGCAAAACATACATGTGGGTGTGGTAGTAGTTTTAGTGTTTAATGCTATTAATTAATGAACTCAAAGAAGTATCGCAGCATCTTTATAAGTGATGTTCATCTAGGTACTAATGATTGCAAAGCTGGCAAACTAAATAATTTTTTAAAATATAATACCTGTGATACTTTATACCTGGTAGGTGATATAATTGACGCCTGGCGCATACAACAAAACAAATGGCGTTGGAAGCAGTCTCATACTAATGTGGTGAGACGGGTTCTAGGTCATGCTAAACGTGGGACCAGGGTAATATATATTGCTGGTAATCATGATGAATTTTTGCGACCAATGATACCATACGGGTTCAGTTTTGGTTTGATAGAAATTCATAATCAAATAGAACATATTGGTGCAGATGGTAAGCATTATCTAGTTACACACGGTGACATGTTTGATGGTATTACCAGACTTGCGCCCTGGTTAGCATTTTTAGGAGATCGTGCATATGATGTGGTTTTATCGCTCAATAACAAATTCAATTGGATACGTCATCGCTTTGGCTTTGGGTATTTTAGTCTTAGTCAATATCTCAAAACAAAGGTAAAGAGAGCAGTAGACTTTATCTTTCACTTTGAAAAAAACTTAGCTGGGTATTGTAAGAAGCGTGGATATGATGGGGTGATTTGCGGTCATATCCACCGTGCAGAAATAAAAGATATCGATGGCGTCACCTATATGAATGACGGAGATTGGGTTGAGTCCTGTACTGCCTTAGTAGAACATTGGGACGGGCACTGGGAAATTATTACGTGGACAAAGGAAAACGATGAAGTTGTCTGATCAAATTACTATCGTCGTACCTTGTAAGAACGAGGAAGATTACATCTTTCATCTATTGGATTCATTTCGTTCTCAAGACATTGGCGATACAAGAATTATAATTGCTGACTGTTCTACCGATAATACCAGGCAAGTTATAAAAGAAAATAGTTATTCTTTAAAAGTAGAAGTGATACAAGGTGGTCCTGTTTCTGAAGCTAAGAATAATGGAGCTTATCTAGCCAAAACCCCTTATATTTTATTCATCGATGCCGATGTTCGTTTCTTTAAAGATAGTGTTATAAAAGATGCTGTTAACGAAATAGTATCTAAGAATTTAGACCTTGTTGGATTAAATATAAAATGCTATGATAATGATAAGAGAGCCATTATCGGATTTACTCTTTTTAATATTATAAACCACACTCTAAAATACTTCTCACCATTTGCTGTTGGTGCCTTCATGCTAACTCGTAGAGATAGGTTTGAAGAGTTTGGAGGGTTTCCAGAAAAGAATGTAACGTCTGAAGACTACTTCCTATCCCGAATGTACAGCACTAGAAAGTTTAAAATAGTAAGCCACTACTTTGGACAAGACTCTCGTAGGTTTAAAAAGATGGGGTACTTTGGTATGGCTACTTACCTAGTCAAGAATTTTATTAACCGCAACAACAAAGCGTATTGGAATAATCTAGATTCTTCTAAGTATTGGAATTAACTTTGTGCAACTAAGTATTCTACTTCAGGTAATCTTTTACCTGCTTTAGCACCCAGTAAGATTACAATACGGCGACCAACATCCGTATCAAACATCACAACAATACAACTTCCTGCAGCATTAGTTGAACCTGTTTTACTAACAATAAAGTTATATCTCTTGCCTATAACAGGATTGGTATTACGATATGATAATACTTTGTTCCCAATCTGAATATTTAAGACCGGAGTTTGACTGGCTCTAACAATTTCTGGATAATGACTGGCTTCAAATACCAATTTCAACAGGTCTAAAGCAGTGCTGATATTCATGGGGCTGAGCCCGGTAGGCTCAATAAACTTAGTCCTTAACATCCCAAGATAGTTTGCTTTTTCGTTCATAAAACGAATACACTCAAAACGACCTCCGGGAAAATTATCACATAATGCTTTTGCAGCATCATTATCTGATTTAACCAAAGCAAGTTGAACTAATTGACCTCTGGTAAACTTACCAATCTTTTCTTGCATATCTTGTTTAAGATCCAAGACAGCAATCACAGTCATTAACTTGGTAATGCTTGCAATAGAACGAACCTCGGTAATATTTGAACCTTCAATCAAATTACCCTGATCATCAGTCTCCAACCAACTTTGAGCAGTAATGTTAAAAGCAAACGCATTGCTCGCTAATAATGCGATTATCAGGACAAGTAATCGCATTAATTGTATCCAAGTACAATGTTGGGATTAGGGGATGCGGGGGAAGGTTGCGCGCCTCCGACCTCTGGATTATGAGTCCAGCGCTCTACTACTGAGCTACCCCGCGTTATTGGTATATTGGTTCCAGGGATAACCTTCGGGATAAATTTCCGCTTGTTTGCGGTTCCCATCAATAAAGAATCCGGCTTGAACTGAGCCATCGTTACCCCCTAGCCTGTAGTTAAGTGTGTATTTACCAGAGCATGCATAATTATCATGCTTAATGTGGTCTTTTAAAATAGTATAAAATCTTCTATCACCTCCCCACCCGTGATCCCAGATGTGGCATACTTGACGATAGAAGGACGTCTTAAAACAATAAGAACTGGTATCAATTAGATAAGCATCTTTATTGACCCATGCAGACCACCTACCCAGTGATTCACAATTATCAACCGTAATATAGTTCTTATCTTTATCAAAAATCTGTCTGAGAGAATAAGCCCAGTCTAATTCTTTAGTCTCAATAGTATTTATCAACGATTCTACATGATCCGGTTCAAACCAATTATCCTGATCTAAGAAGAGAACATAATCGTGATTGATAAGATGGCCAAACCCAGCCATGATTCGATGCCCGTAAAAGCCGCCCCCACCGGTGTTAAACGGTAAATCAATTCGTTTAACTTTTCCACCTGTAATAATTCTTGCATCATTTAATACCTCGTCTACTCTAGATGAAAACTGAACACCGTCTACGACCAGAAGATGTTCTACCTCTTTATTCGTTTGATTTAATACCGAATGTATTGCATCAGCAAGCTCTGGTGACCCTGTAGTAGGGGTAATAACTAAAATACTCAATCCCACAACCCTGAATAATATTTACCAAATAAACGGAACCCGTTTGCTTTACGATCTTGATGGATTTTAAGTCCTACTTGGTCGATTTTAATCTTATGAAGATTCTTACCAAAGTCTTTTTCTTTCTCATCCCACTCGGCATGATCAAAGAACTTATCTTCGCTATCGTGATCGAGATTTTGCTCGAAAGCCCAGATCATTTCATTAAGAGCCCAATCCCATCGTTTAAAATGATTTTCATCTGTATCCCATTCATTCTCTTTTGGTGGGGCAGATGTGCTCTTCAACTCCTCTGGGACGTCTTCGTCATCTACGAATGGGGCACCGTGTTTTGTCTCTTTGAGCTGTTTAAGCATCGGTACAATAATGTGGGATAGAGTATAATCCATACTCCAAGTATCCCATCGATCAATCTTAACGTAATTAATCTTAGGATGAATAAAGTCGAGAACTTTTTGAATACCTTGACAAATAGGCGTTAGACGATCTGACCATTTATCAATGATAGGTTCGTCGTAATCAATTTCACGCCAGAAGAAGACTTTTTCCAGTACCGTATATGGACTAATCCAATGGTAGCGGTATTTGCTCAAATATACCTTCACGTCTATTCCTATCTAGGTTAATTAATTTAAGGGCTTCACCAACTACTTCCATATGGATACGATCACCTTCCCGCCAGTCATCTTCCTTACAAAAGTCTTCTGGTAATTGAAGTATAGCATCACCGGATCCGTCTTCAGAGTCTAAAATTTCAGCAGTATAAGTTTTCATAATATGGTACACCCGAAGGGACTCGAACCCCTAGCCAAGGGCTTATGAGGCCCCTGCTCTAACCGTTGAGCTACAGGCGTGTTATCTGTTAACACAAGTCATTACTTCGTTACGTAAAGTATTTGTAATGGGATCGTATACCTGAACTAGGCAACTAAAGGTATTAGGTTGATAAATTGGTTGTTGTATGATGATAGGAGGCTGTGGCAAGGGTTGATTTGCTCTAGCGGCATCCGTGATTACAGCACCAATGATAGCACCGCCAATAAGAGGACCTACCCAACCACCACCACCGTAGTACCGAGGGCCTTGATAATGAGGGCCATGACGGTGATATTGAGCAAAAGCGCTTGTAGCTAAAAGCATCGTAAAAATTATAAGTAACTTTTTCATGTCTTTTCCTTAGTAGATGTATCTATTATATATTTATTAAGACCAAATAGCAACTGTTACTTATTTTTTACGTAACGCCTCTTTACGCATAGATACAGAGTGACGCATAAAGCCTCTTCTTACCTTTATATACTCAACACCATCAATAAACCGAACGTCGTTATAATCTTCACAAAACCATTCCTCCAAATTAATCGGATTAACAAGGACTACAGGTTGAGGTTTTTTTTCTTGTTCCATAATTCATTATAGACCGGCCAGCTGAATGCCTGAACCAAAAGCTGAATTATATTGATTATAAAGCTCTTTTACTGGATTTGCAACCCAAACAATTTTATCTACATCTACATCGATACAATGGTCTTCAGTATACGGCGCATAAGGAAACATACCCATCATGGGCTGATCGGGATTCTGGCGTGATGGGACCATTTGTATTGCACATGGTTTACTTAAGGTAAGTATTTCACTACCCGTTACATCTGCAATCAACTCTTCACCTGTAATCAATTTTACAACTTTAATCATGTTACTACAATCTCTTCTATAAATTTATAAGCACACTCTTCATTATAAAATATTTTAAAGAAATATGCAAGTGTTAACGGGTTATGAAAAAACACTAATATCTGATCATCAAAAACACTGGCTTTAATAACCCAGTTTTTTCTTCTGATAGGTATTAGTGATAGTATAATCATGATCCTTTTGGTAGTCTTGATCGACCTCTGCGTAATGCATTTCTAACTTCGTGCATAATATTTAGTAATTTTTTTAGCATTATAGCATACCCCTTCTTACCAATGTTCTTGTTCTTGTCTCTAGATCTTTATGATCTACAGAATCGCTAAGATAACCTTCTATTTCATTTTGGTATGAGGGTGTAAATGTTCTTCCCACCCATGACCAGAAATCTGATAGTTTAGGGGCATCGACACCCCCTAGTGCTTCTAGTTCTTTATTCATATCTTTTCCTTGTCTTGTGAACAATTTAAAAAGCCCCCGAAGGGGCCTTGTCTTACAGATCTCGATCTTGTGGATCTTCTGTAAGTAGTTGTGGTTTAGTTTTTTTAGGTTTAGCTTCTGAAGTATCTTTAACTTCGATCTTCTTTGGCTTTTTATGCTCAGGAATAATACGCTCAAGGAAGACTTTTAACATACCATTGAACATCTCGGCATTTTGAACTTCGATTTGATCATCGAGCGCAAAGGAGCGAGTAAAGGCGCGATTGGCAATTCCCTTAAACAGGAAATTATCTTCGGCTTCGTTTGACTGAACGTTACCCTTGATTAACATCTTACCATCATTGAGTTCGATCTCAATGTCTTGCTTAGAGAAACCGGCAACAGCTACTTCAACAACGTAAGTATTATCGCCTGTCTTCTTAATGTTATAAGGGGGATAGTTAGGAATGTTTTTAGTCATATCATCATGCATTTTAGCAAGACGATTAAACTGGTCATCAAAGCCAACAAAGAATTTATCCATGTCTTTAAAGCCAGGACCAAATGTCGTTAGTAATGTCATATTAGGATCCCTTTTTAGCAGTACCAGTAATAGCGTTTGCAAATGTTTCTGAAGCAATGTTTATAACATCGTTAGCAGACTTAGCAATTTGTTTTGTAAAGACACGTTGTGCCTCGACGAAATCAACTAAAGGTTTTTGAAGGGATTCTTCCTTAACTGTTTGTTTAAGGAAGTTAATTTTGGCGTTTTGAATGGAATCAATAGCCATGTTTGAATAAAACATATAGTTTCTCCTATTAAGCGAGTTTAAAATTTGATACCCCGAAGGCGTATCGTTATTCCAGCTTACCGACTACTGGGGTACCTTATCGTTGTACCGGCTTTAGACGCCCCTAAGGTAGTGGAGTCTTTTTTACGTTCCCATCCCGGGGATATATTATATATGCTTTTACTCGTCGAAATCTACTCTTTTTTTACCAATATTATATTTGGTTTGTAGATCCCATTCGTGCTTATCTTTATGTGCAATTACTTTAATCTGCGATAAAGGAGCAAGCTCGGTAAACTTTGTACTATCTATAATCTTTACCAGACCCCAATCGGATAGGAGCTTGGCAATTGTATTTCTACGCTCTAAATCGTTATCTGATAAATCGGCTTGCTTTCCATCTAAGGCAAAGAGCTCTTTAAAGTGAACAATGTAGTACTTTCCTTGTTTATGTAGGATGTGGCAAGATTGATAAAGAATCTTATCTTTACGTGATGCAACACCAATTCTTGTTAACGTTTCTCTTACTTTAAGAAAATCATCTGGTTGAATAAGTAGGACTTCTAGGGGTGCATATCCAGGCAAGTCAATCTTGAAGTACTCGTTTGACATTATTAATTCCACCTTTTTCTAATTTTTGTTCTATCAGGTCAATTTGGGATTGATTTAGAAGGGGAAGTACCTGGCGGGCTTTATCTGTGCTATAACCATAGTATTGTTTAATTACTTCTATCGACTCAATCTTATCAGCTTTGATCCACTTGTTAAAGCGTTTCTTAGGCCTAATATTATTTATTAGAAATTGGAATTGGAGTTTTTTATCTAAATGAGGTCTAGAATTCATCTCATTTGCCTGGATTACGGTATCA